GCGGTTACGCGCGAGCTGCGGCCAGATAGCGTCCGCATAGCGGGAGCGCTTCGTGGGCCGCTCAGCGATGGCAACCGGCGCCCGACCAATCGGGTTCGGGTAGCGGAGAAGGACGGTGTCCTTCCGCTCGGGCAGGAAGAGAATGATCTCGTTCTTGTCGCAGTACCGGACGACCTCAAGCTTCTGACGGTCGTTCTCGGACTTGGCCCCGAAGTTCAGCTCTCGTCCCCGGATCACGGACTCTTGCTCGGGGAACTTAGCGACCAGCTCCCCCACCGTTTCGTGCCAGCACTTCACGTAGTGCGTGACGCAACCCAGCCGGTCCCGGAGCCAATAGGCCCCGAGCGGGCTCTCGGGGTAGATCAGCGGCGTCTGCCGCTCGTAGTCGCATTCGATGTAGAACGGCGACGCACCGTAGGTGTCGTAGTTGTCAGCAGCCTGAGTCATCAACGCCTGAAGGCGACTCTGCTGCCAGTAGTAGTGACCAGCCTTGTTCTTCTTGCTGGCCCGCTTCTTGTCGGTGTCGGTCTTCATCGCGCCAACCGAGCACGCGAGAGTAGGAAGCGTGCTGACCGAATTCGCGAAGTCTTCGGCCGCGTTGTTGATGAAGTTCGCGACTACCGGCTTCGGAAAGAGCTCGTTGAACGCGCTCGGGTCGACGGCCTCAAGCTCGCCGGCCCGAATGTACTGGAGGAGCTTGTTCTCCTGATCTCGCTTGGAGCCCAGCTCCTTCATGTACCGATAGCGCTCGGCAAAGTCGGTCATGCACTCACGCCCATCATGTACTCATTGATGTCGATAACGCGCCGTTGACCTCTGTCACGGAGCGAAAGCCAGGGGTTGTTCATGTGCAGGGGCATCTCGTTCTCAAACCCGATGTACTTGCGAGCCGCCAGCTCGAAGAACCACAGCGCCATGACAAGGTCAGTCTTCTGACCCTTGCCGATCTGGTCCTTCGGCGCCCAGGTGATTAGCTGCTCAATGAGCTGATTCATCACGGGGAAGGAAGTACGCGAGGGCAGCTCGATCAGACCGCCGTCCTTGCGGCGGTGCGGCCTGCCATCCTCGCCCAGCTCGACGCAGCTCTCGAATAGCGGAGCCATCGACTGCACGCCCAGGTCGGGATCGTGCTTGTTGGTGCCGGTGGTGTGCGGCGTCAGAATGGCGCCGTGCGCGTACATCCACTGCTTGAACGGCTCGTCAGTGAAGATGGACCCCTGGAACGCGTTGCGCTCGATGACCCACTCGTTGATGCCGTACTTCTGGGTCCACTCCTGCATCAGGTTGACCCGGGTGGTGGTTCCCATCCCCTGCACGTTGACGGCATCGAGGATGTAGCGCTTCTTGGTCAGCTTGTCGACGGCACCGACGAACATCGCGGTGTAGCCGCTGACTGCCAGGTCGACGGAGCCTATGACCCAAAGCCCGTTCATGCCCTGCTCGCGGTGACCCAGAGCGCCAGCCTTGAGAAGACCGTGCAGCCGGCGGCCGTTGATGGCCGCCTCCACGGAGTCAGGGTTGAACACCGCGTCATCGGGAGTGTTCTGCTGCTGGTAGACCAGCGACCAGGTGCGCGCGTTGTTCCGGCGCTTCGCCAGGCGAGGGCCTGACCACATCTCGACCAGCTCGCCGTCAACCTTGGTGTAGGGCCACAGCGTGACCCAGTTCTCAGGCTTGCCGTCGCCCTCATCGAGGAGCGCCGGCTGAGCGAAGTAGCTGTAGACCTTGTCGTCGTTCCAGTCCTTCAGCTCGCGGAGCTTCATGTACAGGTCGACGGTGGCGATGCGGGTACCGAGGACAATGAGTCGACCGCCCGAACCGGGCGGGATACGGGTCTCGATCTCCTGGGTGACCTGGCGGAGTTGCGTTTCCCACTGGCCGACGTTGGACAGGGTGACCACGTCATCGAGGATGATCAGGTCAGAGCGCTTACCGTAAATCTGACCGCCGATACCAAGGGCCTGAACGGTCGCGTCCTTGTGGCCGCTCGTGCGGCCATTCACGCGGATACGGTTCTCAGCCCACGTACCCTCTGGCTCACGCCAGCCGCCCTCGGGGGCGTACTTGCCGATCACGTCCTGGAAGACGTGAGAGGTCAAACGCTGCTTGATGGCGCCCACAATGTCACGGGCCAGGTCAATAGACTTGGACATGATGACGACCCGGATGTTCGGGTCCTTGTGGATGCGCCAGACAACGTAGTTGATGCTGAAAGTGTTAGTCTTGGCGTGCCCGACTGGCATGTTGCAGACAACACGCTCAGGGTCACCGGGTTCCCAAACCATTCGTGGATGTAGGTCACGAGGCTCGCGTCCCTCCATCACGTCGTAGATCCGGAGCTGGTGCGGGAACAGAGGCTCGCCTAGCAGCTCACAGAACTCGGGGAAGTCGGGCACGGGGGCCGGGCCACCCTTGGTGGCACGCCGGCCAGCTACGGCCCTGATCTCCGCAATCTGAGACTTGAACCAGGATTCCTTCATCCAATCCCGGTAGGTCTCTTCCTTGCGGCCGACCTTCTCCATTGCTTCGGCAACCTTGGCGCCCTCACGAATGGCCTCGACCACGCGCTTCTGAGCGACATCCTTCGGGATGTCCCGGGCAGTGCTGCGACGTGCAGCCACAGCACCTCCTGCTGTTCTGAAGAATGATGCACTCGGCGGCCCCAGCCTCGCCCCGATGTGCGCGCTACCAGCGCGTGCCCGCCATTTGATGAGAATCGCAAGGCACCCCACGGGCTGCCTGAGCGCTCAGGTTGCCCGGTGAAAAAACCCAAACCACGAGGGAGAGGGCGGGTGATGAGGGGCAGAGGCGCCACGGTGCCGCATTCGGAACCCGTTCATCTCGGCGCAGGTTAGTACCCCTCTATAGTATTATGCATTTCGTAACACCGCAGGTCAGAGCCTTATGATTTTCGGTCCCAATCGGCGGGTCGGTCATCCTGACCGATGATTTCCATCGGGTCTTCCGGCACCCAACGTCGCGACCTTGATTCAACGGGATCGTTGAATGGCGGATGGTCGTGTCCGATTTCGTAGCCCAGCCGGTAGTCCGGCGGGTCCTTCCAGATGGCGTCCGCCAGGACGCCGGACCAATCTCCCCCGTCCGGTCCCCACCACTCGACAGGCTTGTCGTCGGGCACCTTCAGGTCAGGATTGCGGGAGGCGATCGTCTTGTGGGCGTTCGAGCAGAACTTCGGCGGACGGCCCTTCCGGGCCGGCGCCAGCTCGATCTGGCATGTAGCGAGGTGGCACCTGGGCGGCTCGGTCAGAGACCGAGGGTCCAGCTTGTCTTCCCACTCCTGGGGCAGACGGCTTGCGGGTCTTACACGCACTCCACGCACATCTCATCGAAGATGCTCAGGCGGCTGACGTGCGTGACGAGCCAGCAGGCTCGGCATACGAACTCGTCCTTGTGGACTCGCTCGGGGATCTCCAGGTCGATCCAGACCGGACCGGAGATGTCGGTGACGGCAGGAACGCGGACAGCGAACGGTGGCAAGGTTGGCTCCAGACAAAAAGAAAGAGCGCACCCGGTCGTAGCTCCTCCGAGGAGGACTACTGGGCGCGCTCGTTGGGGACCTCTACTTGAGTGCCTACGTTCAGTTTACTTGCACTAGTCGAGGTTGTCAAACTAGTCCCTGAGGAGAGCCGGGGCAACCAGGCCCGGCTCTCTCCTCGTGAGGCTGAGCTTCGCCGGCTCAGCCTCCCTCGCGGGGCAGCTATCCCATCCCGCTGCCCCCCTCTGTTATATAGCTCATTTCGTAACAGCCCAGTTCAGGGCTGTCCGACTTCGAGCGCCAGAGCGCTCTCGTCTAGCTCTGGCCGCTGGGTCCGCCGTTCATTAGGACCCCCGACTGCCAGGTGCCCCCACAGGGCACCCCCGTAGTTACCCCGTACACACCCCACCCTGTCTCCCCCACAGATACATCTGCTGTTAGTACGGTATTTGGGGCCTCGCGTAGTAAAAGCCTGGGGTCGATGGGCCTAAAGCTAGGCCCAAAACCGCAGGTCACCGAAGGTGCGCTGATTCTGTACCGAATCAGCCTGCATCTCGGCATGTCCTGACATTAGGACGTCAGTACGTCCGTATGTCAGATGGCGCTAGAGAGTCGACACCATGACGGTGTCTCCTCCTCCTCGGTGTCCCTGGTGTGTGCTGCCTACCGAGCAGCGGCAGGCACACAGCACATGGTCAACGCAGCAGCACTGCACACGGTCAAGCGTGCTGGCACACGCTGACCAGGTAGACAGCCTCTCGCGCATCGTCGCAGGTCAGAGGCTTGCGCTTTCCCTGCGCTGTCCCTGGCAGCCGTTACCTCACCGTTACCTGCGTATGCGCAGGTCAGAGCGGAGCGTGATGCGCTCCGTCATCACTGCCTAGGCCATGCGGCCTAGCGTCCTAGACCCATCCTCCGCAACCTTCGGCCTAACTTCGGAGTTTGTCGCAGTGTTGCGGTTGACCAGCACTACCCGCCTTAGTTGACTTGCACCGTTCCACCAACCGCACAGCACAGGTCGGGAGAGCCGAGGGCCACCCTGAAGGCGCCGCGAGGCGCGCGCAGGGCCGAGGAACGCTTCACCTGGTGATGCCAGTAAGGCTGCGGGCATCCGCAACCGCTGACGACAGCTAGTCGTCTGCGCCCGGATGCTGCCGAGGCTGGTCCGACTGCTCCGCCGGATAGCACAGAGTGCGAGGCCGGTGCATACGAACCAATTGATGACTATCTGCATTGCATGACGGGCGCCGCAATGGCGCCCGTTGTGCTGTCCAGATAGGGCAACGAACGGAGGCAAGCGATGCTCAACACTGAGACTGCGTTTTGGGCCGCGTACC